TGACTATAACATTCAGCGCTTAGGTGTATGGTTCCGATACAATCAGAAATCCGAAATCTCAAGAGAAGAATGGGAATCCTTAAAGGTTGACGAAGTTCCGCAGTTTGTCGGTAAACTACACGTCGGCATCAAATACGGACATGATAGCGAAAATGTAGCGCTGTCAGTTGCGGTCCGTACTACCGACGGAAATGTATTTGTCGAATGCATAGACTGCCGACCTGTAAGAGATGGAAACAGTTGGATACTGGCACTTTTGAAAAAGCTCGATGTTGCCGAAATAGTCATAGACGGCGCATCCGGTCAAAGGCTGTTAGAGTCAGACCTCAAGGAAGAAGGATTTAAGAAGATAAAGCTGCCTAAGGTTGCAGAATTGATCAATGCCAATTCATTGTTTGAACAGAATCTGCATTCCATCCGCCATAGTAATCAGCCATCGCTTTCGCAAGTCGTATCAAACTGCGAAAAAAGAGCCATCGGCTCACAGGGTGGTTTTGGATTTAAATCACTGTTAAAAGGTGCTGATATCGCATTAATGGATTCGATGATATTGGCGTTCTGGTCATGTTCGCAAGGAAAAACGAAAAAGAAACAACAAGCTAGTTATTAAGGAGCACACGTTATCGTGTGCTTTTTTAATAAAAAAATACGCGGACCACATGCGGAAAAGTGGGGAAAGGAATTTTATGCCATTTAAACCAATTGAAACACAGGAAGAATTTGACGCTTTGATCAAGGACCGCTTGTCAAAGCAGAAAGCTAAATTCGAAGAAGAAAAAGCGGAAATTACAAAGAAATACGAAGGCTACTTATCGCCTGAAGATGTCGAGAAAGCAAAGAAATCTTACGAAGATAAGGTGACTGCGTTAAATGCTTCCATCGCTGAAAGAGACGAGAAAGAAAAGACATTACAGACTCAGCTAGACGAGGCAAATGCCAAGAATTCCAAGTATGAAGCCAGCGCCTTGAAGATGCGAGTAGCTTTATCCAACGGAATTCCTTACGAGTTAGCTGACCGATTGAACGGTACGACAGAGGAAGAACTGACTGTTGATGCAAAGAAGATGGCTTCTTTATTTGGTTCGTCTCATACTCCACAGAACACACCAGAATATACTCCATCAAATGGAGATACAGACGGTGTGACACAAGCTTTCAAAAAGCTTAATCCAACATTAAAAATTTAAAGAAAGGAGAGCACTATGGCTCACACATTACAGGAAAGATACTCCGAATTAGTATTAGCAAAATTACGTCAGGAAAACGTATTACTTAACTTGATGAATCGTCGTTACGAAGGCACTCCTTCAGCTGGTGCCGTTAAGGTTCCGGTACGTGATACTGAGGTGGCAGTAGGCGACTACAACAAGGCTACAGGTAAAGCTTTAGCAATCGGATCAACTACTTACAAGACTATTGAAATCGGTAACGACATCGCAGTCAATGAAATCATCGACGGTTATGATGCTGCAGCAGTTCCGGATGGATTAGTAGCTGAAAGATTAGATTCTGCCGGATACTCTTTAGCGCATGCTATTGATACAGCTATCGCTACTATGCTGACTACTACTGGCAAGTACACTGCTGAATCTTCAACAACTGCATCTACTGCAGCAACAATTTATAAGAACATCGTCGGCTCTATCAAGAAAGCTAAAAAGGCTGGAGTTCCTAAATCTGCTATGTGGGTAGTAGTAACCGCAGATACTATGGAACTGTTAGAAACTGCAGATTTATTAACTCATTCCTCAACTCAGGGTGACGCAGTTATTACCAACGGCTTTGCCGGCAGATTAAATGGCGTACCTGTATACGAATCATTAAATGGTGTATTAGAAACTGCAAAGGTTGAATACATTGTCGGAAATGCTGAATTCGCACACTATATTTCTGAGTTCGTTGTACCTGTACAGATCAACAACTTAACAAATGAATACATCGGTTCGTCTGCAGTTCAAGGCCGTGTAGCAAGTGGCGGAGACGTATCACGTCCGAATACTATTATCGTTAAACAGACTGCATAAGGAGGTGGTCTAAATGACCGCTTACGCAACGATAAGCGATATTAATATTCTGTGGAAGCGTACGATAAACGAAAGCGAAGAGGACAAGGCTGAAACATTGATCAATATCGTTTCGGCATCGCTACGATCGGAAGCGAAAAAAGTAGGCAAAGACCTCGACAAAATGATTGAGGATGATCCAGACCTTCTGCTTATTGCTAAAGACATAACGGTGTCTGTCGTAGGCCGTTATCTTGACGATACATCGACAGGACCGGCAATGTCTCAAATGAGCCAGTCAGCAGGAGGTTACTCCGTATCTGGAACGTATTTGGTTCCAGGTGGCGGAATCTTTATCAAAAAATCTGAGCTAGCAAGGCTTGGACTGAGACGCCAGCAGATGAGGTTCATAGACTATGACTACTCTGATTAACGGTATCGATATCATACTCTGGGATGAGGTCCAGACAGGCATTGATGAATTCAATGCTCCTGTTGTGGAACTTGTTCCAGTTACGGTTTCGAATGTGCTTGTAACGCCTGTTAGTGCTAGTGAGATTACTGATAGTACACGGCTTTACGGCAAACAGGCTGTTTATGAGATTTCGATTCCGAAAGGCGATACCAACATCTGGGAGAACAAGAAAGTCACATTCTTCGGCGAGGACTGGATCACTATCGGCTATTGTAGAGAGTGGATTGAGTCAAACGTTCCATTAGACTGGAACAGAAAGATACAGGTGGCTAGATATGGCTAAGAAGGTTGAAGTAGTGCTTAACTCTTCTGGAATCCGAGAACTGCTGCATGAAGTAGGCAGTACCGTATGCATGGAGAAAGCTAACGAGGTGGCTGGTGCCTGTGGGGATGGATTTGTCGCAGAACAGGGCAAATCTGGAAGTCGAACATGGGGCACGGTTAAAGCTGCCTCGTATCATGCAATGAATAGAAATCTGAAATACAACCTTGTTGAAAAGGCAATCGGAGGTATGAAATGAGCACAATAGAAGCAAGAGTCATTTCATATCTCTCAGAACATTTTCAAATTCCTGTATCCGCCGAAGTTCCGGAAGAAAAGCCTACAAGATTTCTCACGATTGAAAGAACAGGACGGGCTGTCATCGAGCATATCAAACAAGCTAATATTGCGGTTCAGTCATGGTCATCAATCAGCCTCGCTGATGCTGCGAATCTATGTGATCAAGTCGAGGCTGTTATGGATGATTTTATTCTGGATGATTCCATCGTAAAATGCTCACTTGAAAACTCGTACAATTTCACAGATATTTCAACAAAAACTTACCGCTATCAGGCGGTTTTTAATATTATTTACTACTAACGAAAGAAAGGAAAATTTATGGCTGATACAAATCAAAATACGGTTGCCAATGTTTCGGCAGGCAAACCAAAAGTATTAGGTGCTGTCTATCATGCACCGCTCGGCTCTACACTTCCTACTACAGTATCCGGTGCGCTGGATGCAGCATTTGCCTGTGTTGGATACATTTCCGAGGACGGCGTAACCAACAGCAACTCGGCAGAGAGCGAAAGTGTCAAAGCATGGGGCGGAGATATTATCCTCGTAACCCAGACAGAAAAGAGCGATACATTTAAGTTCAAAATGGTCGAGGCTAAGAACATCGAAGCAATCAAGGCGGTGTATGGTTCTGACAATGTGAGTGGTACGCTTGCCGGTGGCTTAACCGTTAAAGCTAATTCAAAGCAAAACCCAGCAGAAGTATGGGTTATCGAAATCGCAATGTCAAAGAATACTTTCAAACGCATCGTTATCCCTAACGCAGTGCTGACAGAATTGGAAGATATCGTTTATAACGACAGTGACCCAATCGGATACGGTGTAACGCTTAGCGCATTACCATACGAGGCATTTGATGGAGATACGCACCGAGAATATATTCAGACAGTAGCATGAGGAGGCATTTATGGTTAAAGGTGTTACAGACAGCGGTTTCGAATTTGAAGTTAATGAAAAAATCACAAAGGACTTTTTATTCGTTAAAGCATATAGACTTGCAAATCATAGTGATCCATACAAACAGATTGATGGCTTTACGGATTTGGTAAGTATGCTGTTTGGCGATAAAGAGGAAGATTATTACAAATTTCTTAAAGAACACTTTGATGGAATCGTGCCTGCCGATGTGCTGGGAAAGGATATAGGCAGCGTTATCCGTCAAGTTGAAAAAGCATCTGAATCCGCAAAAAAGTAATCACCTTAGCCACGATGCTCAGTGTGGATGAGGATGCACTCATCTGCGACTTTGCTGAGACATATCACATCCTCGACTTGTACAGTCTGCCGATTGACTTGGCAGCTGTACTGGCCTGTGGTCTAAGGGAGGAATCGAGGATAAAAATGAAGATTGCAGGTATATCCTTCCCAATGCGGACGTTGTTCCTGGCTGCGGTTATGGATAATACTGCATGGCTTAAGTGGGCGAAAACAAAGGATGCCGAAAAAGGCATCAATCAGCCGGAAAGCATATTTAATCAGCTGGTCAAGCCTGATGAAAAGAAAACGGCTTTTACATCCGGCGAAGATTTCGAATCCGCTAAGCGAGAATTTGATAAAAAAATAAAACTACTAGGAAGGGAGTAAATTATGAGCGATATAGCAAAGGCTTATGTCCAAATAGTACCTTCCGCCGAGGGAATAAAAGGCAAGTTAGAAAGTGCGATTTCGGGAGAAGCTACCGGAGCAGGGAATGCCGCTGGCGGTCTTCTTGGCTCTGGCTTGCTGAGTACTCTATCCTCCGTTTTTTCTATTGCCGCAGTCGGCAAAATTTTAAAAGATGCACTCGACCAGGGCGCTCAACTTGAGCAGTCGATCGGTGGTGTCGAAACCCTATTTAAGAATAACGCTGATACAGTTACACGATATGCACAAGAAGCGTATCGAACCACAGGTTTATCTGCTAACGAATACATGCAGAGTGTAACGAGCTTTTCAGCTTCGCTTCTCCAGTCACTTGGAGGAGATACGGCTAAAGCTGCCGATATTGCCAACATGGCAATGATCGACATGGCAGATAACTCCAATAAGATGGGCACATCCATGGAAGCCATCCAGAACGCATACCAAGGCTTTGCAAAGCAGAATTACACGATGTTGGATAACCTCAAATTGGGTTATGGCGGCACGAAGTCGGAAATGGAGCGACTGTTAGCAGATGCTCAGAAACTGACAGGTGTTGAATATGATATCAACAAACTGTCGGATGTATATTCGGCTATCCATGCTATTCAAGAAAACTTAGATATTACAGGAACGACAGCAAAAGAAGCTGCTAGTACTTTATCGGGCTCCTTTAACTCTGTTAAAGCAAGTCTGCAGAACGTAGCCGGATATCTGGCTACAGGTATGGACGTTACTCCAGCACTCGAAGGTCTGCTGAGCTCGACAGTCAGCTTCCTAACCAATCTAGGCGGAATGCTCTTCAATATTGTATCTGGATTAGCACAAAGCATCGTACCTTTTATAGTCTCAATGGCACCGATGGTGAGCGAAGGAATTAATCAGCTTATCAACGATGCCTTTTCTTTTGTAACAGGAGGTGGATTTGCCCAGGCATTACAGGCTGGCGTCGATATGATCACCCAGTTTGTTAACGGTGTTCTAACCAATTTACCGGCTGTAATTTCTAGCGCTATCAGCATGGCTACACAATGGCTAGCTACACTGATGGCAGCGGCTCCACAGTTTCTGTCTGCTGCAGGTCAGCTGATTCTTAACCTTGTTCAAGGTATCATCAGTAATCTACCGGCAACTGTTTCGGCAATCGTATCCGGTGCAGTCGGCATGATCAGCACGCTAGCCAGCTACCTACCTCAGTTCTTGACATCAGGTATTCAGTTTGTCATGCAGATTGCTGCAGGTTTGATTGATGCAATTCCGGATTTGTTAACCAGTGTCGGACAGGTTGCGCAAGATGCATGGAATACATTCAAACAAACAGACTGGATCTCGCTGGGTTCTGATATCATATCAGGTATTGTCAGCGGTATTGCCGGCGCTGCAGGTAACTTATTCAACAGCTTGAAGAATTTGGCATCCAATGCCTTAGAAGCTGCGAAGAGTGCTTTAAATATAAACTCACCTTCGAAAGTTTTCCGTGACATCGTAGGTCGAGGAATCTCCGAAGGTATCGCAGCAGGTATTGATATGTATTCCGACATGCCGATCATGTCTGTACGGCGTACTGTAGCATCAGTTACTAATGCAGGAGCTGAAGCTGTACCATCCAGCTACAACAACGGTATCGATATGGTATCAGCTGTTTATAATGCAGTACGTGAAGGTATGGAAGAAGCAAATGTCATTGTATCGATGAATGAACGTGAACTTGGTCGTATGGTTCGCGATGATTTGGGGGTAGCGCTAGGATGATACTGGATAAATATCAAGTAAAGTATGTATCCGCCAGAGGCAAAGAGATTGATCTAACGGATATATACGTCCGAATGATGAAGGCAAGTCTACATAAATATAAGTGGACAATGGATTCTACGGAGCTGACATACGGAATCGCTGTTGACCAGTTTAGAAAGAAGCCGATCGAGTACTCTTTGGAAGTGTCCATTATTGGATCGCTTGAAAGACGCGAACTAATTCTTGAAGAAATGAATAACATATTTGAAGAGGACGTTGTAAATAAAACACCAGGTGCTTTGTGGTTTAACTCATCCTATATCGAGTGCTTTATCACAGAGGCAGAGGTTAAAGCCTCTAACGTGCCAAGCGCTACTCGCAAGGTGTTGAAAGTATACTGTCCTTATCCGTTCTGGATTCAAGAGCAGTATGTTGAGTTTGAAGCATCTCAAAGCACTGTTACAGGCTCAAAGCGATATCGGTATAGATATACTTATCAGTATGGCCAGTCGCAGCGATTGAGTACGATCATTGATACAGGACACTATGCACCAAGTGAATTCACATTAACAGCATACGGTCCTGCAACCAGTCTGCACGTCACGATAGATGATCATCCGTATGAGGTTGATTATCCAATCTATCAGGGTGAGCGCATGGTTATTGATTCCAGGGCAAACGCTCCTACGGATAGACGAGTATATGTTATTCATACCGACGGAAGTGTATCAAACGTCTTTAACTGGCGAAGTGCCGAGCATTCAGTATTTAAGAAGATTCCTTCAGGTAAATCTATACTTGCGTATAATGGCGGACATGCCTTAAAACTGAATGCTCGGCACT